TGTTGTACGCATCCAGGACAAGCTGATCGACAACCGACTGAGAAAGTTCGTTGTCGGCGACGAGATACTCACTCAATGCTGAGGAGCCGAGGGCAATCCGGGGGATAGTGTTAAAATTATTATAACCCAGCTACAACGTCTGAAGCGACGAGGGCAGCGTTATATAGTCGAGATTCCCGTGTAAGGTAACATTGGTCCCGACTGACAAGTACGTGGTCCCTGCGGGGGGAACGAAGTGGGAGAATACCCCACTAAGTGAGTTGTTTCCGACGTGAAAATAGGTGCAGTTCGGAAACTTATGCAACTGAAGCGATGAAAACAACGAAGTAATACCATCCCCGTTGAAATTTATCTGGGTAACGAAATTTCTTAGCGCTTCGGTGTTGGCCAACCGTACACGTACGGCCCCGGTTCCTCCAGTTTTAATGTGCGTGAAGCTTACCCCGGTGTAAATAAATGCGGTACCGGTAGACTCCAGTACCGACCAGATCGGGGTAGGTCCACCGCTAACTGCTATTGCTGGGGTTATGGTGCCGGCGGAGGTCTCGAAAGTTAGATCTCCGCAAGGGACAACAGATTGTACGATTGGGTCGCGAAATTCAGGAACGATGGGACTGATATCAACGTGCACAATGCCCGTATTCATAACGCCAGATCCTCCAACCTGGCCACTGCGGAGCCGGTAAAACCGGTATCAGTTAGCAGCCTCCAGGACGCGTTCCGAGAGAGTTTTCCCACCCGTTGGGTTATAGGGTAGCCTGCAAATGTACCGTTTTCGACGGTGTGCCAGTTGGACCCATTATCAAAAGACACTTGAAGGAAAATTGTTCCGGTCCCCCCGGACGCGATAAACACGCTTAAATCTATCGCGCCTTGAAGGACTATCGATTGTGCTGCTGCGGTGAACGTCGTGGTTACAATAGGCGTGGTGTTCATGAATTATACCTCCTCATGGTTTCAGCTTATTGTATATCAGCAATTTCAGACTATCAAGCTAAAACCGAGTTTCTAACCTGCTCGAAGGTACGCTGCATGCGTGCTTCGACAGTATGTAAATCCCTCAAAATGCTTTTGATAACCGCTGCACGTATTTCTTGAGCGGCGGAAAAATCTACGAGCATTTTTTCTAACTTTTTACCTTCGCTAATGCAGACGAGCATCCGTCCTTCCGGGGGTTCCGAGTTTGTAAATCTATCCAGGAGCTCATTAAGCTCGTCTACCCGCGTTTTCAGATGGTGCAGCTCCCCCACATCAGCAAACAAACCGTCTAAACCGTCCATGCTAGCCTCCATATTGTATTAGTCTTTCTTTATATTTTCCTCTTGTCTCGGAACATTGTATGCCCAAAACAAGCTCTAATTCTGTTGCGTACTTGTTCAGCAGCGCGGAAAAACCGCGAGGTGTCTGCGGTAACGCCTTCTCGGACTTGTCACCACCAGAGTTTAACTCGGTTTTTATGGTTTTATCCAGCTGTGTACGGAGGGTTACGACTTTACCCCAATGCTGTTGAAGCCACTTGCCGTATCGTTGAAGCCAGTCTTGATGCGTGAGTTGTACTTCAGAGTCCAGGATTGCCAGTTTAGACCACTCGGACTGAACGAACCCCCCGAAGCCTAAGCAAAAAGGGCTGCTCAGCAAGCTATCAAGTCGGGTTTTTAACTCTTCGATTTTGAGGTGCTCGGCACCAGCTTCTTCACCCATCATAGCTTGAACAGCTTTTTGATACGTTCCTCGGCGGCCTGCCAGAAGCGCGTCCGAGGCCAATAATTTTTGGCAAATTCGTGCCAACCCACCCAAGATTTTTGGGCGATCAATCAGCCAGCTCGAGAACAGTTCCGCGTCGCTGCTAAATACGCTTTTCTTCGCGGCGTTCCGCATAAAAGATATACGGATAGTTCGTGATGAGAGGTCCGTGGCTGTGACTACTTCTGAGAGAGCGGTCAGGATTACGGGCTTCTTCAACCAGAGGCGTTCAACCGCAGAAGTATACATAATTCGAAGCGGATAACTGGCACCAGTAGCTAACTGACATAGTAAATTCTGCATATCCTGATTGAGTCCCGATATGTTATCCATGTAGATTACACCGTTGGACACGATTGATCGGACAAGCTCCTTCTTGTCCTGGTTCTCCAGTCGCTCGCGGTTGCGCCCATCAAAAACCAAAGGATCCAGGGGGTCGGTCAGGTCGCGCAACACATCTCCGCCATGAGACTTCCCGGAATTGTGTTGCCCGGTCAGTTCCGCAGTGAACTGCGTACCGCTGCAAAATAGCACGGACACCAACCAACCAACCACCGAAGGCTGGAAGTCCGGTCCGACAAGTATATACTTCCACAGCAGGTCCACGTCGTGTTCACTTGCTTGCAGGTCCACAAATCGCGGTTGGGCTTGTTCGTGCGTCAGCCAGATAACGTTGTATCTCTCCAGGCATTCGGCGCGGTTTATTATTTCCAGTTCGGTTTTCGTGATCACCAAAACCTTCCACACACCTTCATGGGCTCCTAAGTCCCACAACACTGTATCGCCTATCCGGTGTGATCGCTGTTTGCACACGTCATGCCGGTTAATAGATAGCTGAAAAGCCTCGGCACTCAGGACACCGTCGGACGCCAGGAAGTCGCTATCTTGTGCGGCTACGCAACCAAGTACGTATTTCAAGCACGTGATACCGAATCTATCCGGGAGCCCTTCAGAAAGCTGCTGCCCCATATAAAAGAACAGCTCAGACAGGTTGTTTCCAGATAAGGAAAACATCTGGTATCCACCGACCTGTTCACTGGGCAGCGCAGCCCACAAGTTATTTTGCTGGTCACGAATCCATGTAAATTGCGTGATCACTTTTTGGGCAATTCTCACACCGCCGCCAACGTCGTCCGGGCCACCTTCCGCGCCCTCGCCCCCAGGTTTAAAACGGTGGTTTTTGCATGCCTTCTTCACTGCGGCGCGGTATTCACCTATACTGACCACACCCTTTAACTCGCGTTTTATCCTTACCGATATCTCGGCCCAACGTGCGGGCCAAGCATTAAGCAACCTGTTGGCGTGTAATAACGCGTCCCGACTGAACAGCGCTCCGATATCTCCTTGGCGGACGGCAACGTCTACGGCATTGCTTATCATATCAAATGACGCGTCACCGTCGTTACCGAAACGCCGGTCACAAGCGCTCTTTAGGTACTGCCGAAACCGCGCAATGCAATAGGTGTTCTGGTCGTTTTTATCCCCCCGAGATCCTTGCGCATTCCGCGCAATGGCTATCCAAGCTCGTTCGTGCATCTCGGTGGCCAAGGCCCCGAGGTGCTCTATTGTGTACTGCTTCCCTTTTTCCTGTACGAGCTGCGCAGCTGCGCGGAATGCCCAGCCGTTTATCGTTCCCTCCGGGGATTCCGTCCCGCACAGGTCGATGGTCTTTTGCCAAGACCCCGGAAGCTCTCTGGTTAGGGGGCCGCCGTTGTCCTTCTCAGCTTCTTCTATGGTGGAGGTAGCAAAATCCTCCAGTAGTTTAGTGGGCAGAGTGTCTTCAAGGCCGCCTTGATCCATATAAAGGATACGCTCCGCGTCCCGTTGAAATATCTCTTTAAGCCCACCTGTAACCCTCCGGCGGCCGATGAAGTCCGGTTGAGCGGCAACCCAAACCCGGATGTCCAGCAGGTTTTCATTGTTTATCTTGTTAAATGCTAGACCAAAATCGCGCAAGAATTGAAGGGAAATTCCCTTGTCAAGTACCCAGTAGAGGTGGCACCGAAGAGGGTCCGGAGTCCATGCGGATTGTGACCACATGAAAATAAAATCGTAGTCCAGCAAAAAACCCAGCCCGGCGGCTTTGAGCGCCTGGTTAACCGCCGCCTGGACCTCAGACCTGTTTCGCATATTTATCGACGGGTCCGTCCGCCACTTACCAGACTTCCCGTCGATATCTATATTAAACAGTCGCACGCCGTCTTGGGGCTCATAGAGATACCCGTCGGACGTAGATTTCCGGATGATCTGATTTTGATACCTGTCGGATACCGCGCCATGCACCCGTACATACTCCCCATTACCATATCGGATTAACAGCTTATGTACGTCGAGCAGGGATTCGGCTTGCTCCGTGGTGTGCCGAAACCACTTCCCCGCGTTATAATCGGAAACTTTTAGCACCTCGTCCGCCACGTTAGTACTGTAGGTCTTCACCATAGTCTGATTCGGCTGACTACCAGATAAGAAAGTTATCGGAATCATGTTTAACCTCTACTACGGTTTTAAGATAATGTCGCTTTCCCACTCAACGAACCGTAGGCTTTTACCCGCCGGGATGTTCTTTCTGCGGTTGTCTGGCAATAAATCCGTGAAGTCTACCTGGCCGTCCAAAGCCAAAAAAATGATTATAGCATTCTCGAGGTCAGGAACGCTCACCTCGGCCAGATACGTTGCGATCTGCTGTCTACTAAAGTGAGAAGGCAGCAATGATGCCAACTCCTGCGGACCGTTAAGCCCATGTTTTCGCATGTATTCGATCAATGTCATGGCGTACTCCTTATTTTAACTTATATCTGATAGTATACGAAACAACGAAACTCGTCAAATAAAAAATTTCTCTTGACAGGTCATAACCGCTCATGCTAACGTGAGTCATGGTTAAATGAATTTTTAATTTTCTAAGTGGAGAACACAATGAGTACAATTACAGTGACCAGGTCTTTCGAAACCGAAGCCGAAGCAATCGAATGGCTACGGCGCGCTGAGAATGCGAACGCGTCCGAGGCCGAAAGGGTAACCAAAGGGCGAGACCCTGAAGCGGAAAAAGCCGCGAAGAAAACCCCCGCGAAGAAAACCCCCGCGAAGAAAAAAGCCGCGACCGAAAGTGCAACCAAAGGGCAAACCTCTGGAGCGAAAAAAACCGAGAAGGACATCAAGACGGAGTTGTTGCGGGAGCAAGTCGCTAACGTACTCGACGACCGGGATACCTACGTCAAATACATAACAGAGGTTATCAAGCCAGTTATGAAAGAGGAGTACGACGTGGAACTTCTCGCCGAGATACCCAAGGATAAGATCCACGAGGCATACGGTAAAATAGCCGCAGCCATCAAAGAGCGACCGCCCCAAACATACCTTGAAGATCCGGACGGTTTTGATGACCCGGATGACGAGGGGGACGTGGTATGACACCGACCGAACATAACCTGTTCGGGCCTTCAAGCTTGCCCCGGATAGAGAGCTGTCCGGGGTCTGCTATCATCATAGATAAGGCCCGGAAGCAGGGCAAGATACCCGAGGAAAGCCCGACAACAAACGCGGCGAATGCCGGGCACATCCAACACGCCGCTGCGGACGCGGTTGTCCACTACGGGCGGACCAACGTAGTGAGCGAGTTTAGGATCAACGAAGATGAAAAGGCTGCGGTAACCCTAGTGGGCAAGCAGGTTCTGGAGGTGCTTAAAGCGTATGAAGACGATTGGATGACAACCGAAGTAACTCGCGAAGAACGGGTTGACCCGTGGGACTACTTCAAAGCGACATCACAGGACGCCGTTTATGATGTAGCAACTTCCGGCACGCTGGACCTTTCGATATACGTAGAGGAAACCGGCCACCTGGATGTGGCGGACTATAAATTCGGGTACGTGTATGTGCCGATAGACTCCGCACAATTCGTCGCGTATGCCTTAGGTAAAATAGGCCAACTGCTGCTCAAAGGAAAGCCCGTCAAGTCGCTGCGAATCCTGGCGTTCCAGCCGCAACAGCACGAAGAACCCTTGGAACTGAACTACTCGGCGGACGAATTCCCGAAGCTGGAGCAACGCTTTCTCAAAATAATAAAAGCAGGTACGACAGACTCGTCGTTGATTCCGTCTAATGACGCGTGCATGTTTTGCCCTGCGAAGCAACTTCCGTGTGCAGGCGTTCAGCGAGAAGCGGACAAGGCTTTCGATCTTGTCCCTGTAGGCGAAGCGTCAGGGTCACCCCAGGCTTTACAACACATATCCACACTCGATCTTGTTAAAGCCCGGAACTCCTTCGGGATTATTGACACATGGAAAAAGCAAGTCGAAGCGGCGCTTATCCATAGAATATCTATGGGAGAGGATGGCCTCGATTACAAGTTAATTCCAAAACTAAAAAACCGCTCGTTCGTAGATGAGGACAAAGCGGATAAATTTTTAGCTGCTCGCGGCGTGAAAGCGGAGCAGAGGTTTACCAAAAAACTGGTGAAGCCTGCGGCGGCTGAGAAGCTTTTAAAGAAGCTCAATATCACACCGAGAGCTTGGACGTCGTTTAATAATCTAACGGAGCGAGCGGATTCCGGGGAGTACAGGTTGGTCCCAGTTACTAACAAGACACCAGGAATCGAATTCAAAACTCCCGACGAAGTGTTTGACAGCGCTGTCATCGAGCAATTCGATGACGACGTAATTGATATAGATGATTTAATCTAAGGAGACCCAAATGGCCACAGGAAAATCTGCAAAAACGGTAGTAGTAACGTCCCCACTCCGTTGTTGTTTCCTCACAGTATTCAAGACCTCCGAGTACCTGGGTGCGCACAGCTACGGCGTGGATGTCCTTGTCTCCAAAGACAACCCCGAACCATTGAGGCCCATAAACGTGGCGTATCGTAAGGTGTGCCAAGAAGCCTTTGGGAAGCCCGAGGCAAAAAATCGGCCTTGGTCTTTCAACGCAAAATACAAGGGCGATAAAGCAATTGTAAAGGATGGTGACGCGCGGTATGACCGTGCGGACCCGGAAAGGAAAGACACGTACGCCGCGTTTCGCGACCATTACTATATGTCAATAAAGCTGGACCCTGCTGAGGGCAAACCCATTGTTCGCGACCGACACGGTGTACCCATCGACGACGAGTCAGAACTCATGAGCGGAGATTACATTCAATGCCAGTTCTCCATTTCCGCGTACACATCAAAAAAGTACGGCGAGATGGTGACCACGCGGCTGATCGGCGTAAAGAAAATTAAGACAGGAGAGCACTTCTCCGAAGCGATTATCGACCCGGCAGCTGCGGAAGCAGCGTTCGATGCCGCGACATTCGACGAAAGCGAATGGGTGGATGATGACGCGGAAAACTGGAGCACGAACGACGACGACATCATCTAAAAGGCTCTCGGTAAATGAAACGTCGAATACCAAAAACTCGGGTCTTTGTGGACGTGGAGTCTGCGAGCGAAGTGAACATCAAGGTTGCGGGCGGACGACGCTACGCCGAAGATCCAACCACTTTCCCCCGTTGTATCGTGTATGCGGTCAACGGGGGTACCCCTAAACTGTGGACCCCGAAGGCCGCAATCCCCGACATATTTTACCAGACCGAAGACATAGGTTTTTACGCCCATAACGCGGATGGTATGGAAATAGACTTTTTTGAACTGGTTATGACCCCCCGGTTCGGTTGGCCGTCCATCCCTGACTCGTTATGGTACGACACGCTAAGCGAAGCTCTCGCCTGCGGGCTTCCTGGGAAGCTTGAGAAAGCGTGTATCGCGGCAGGGGTTAAACAAGGAAAAGACACCGCCGCCGGGTCCATAGTCCGCGTACCAGGCGTATGCTCCCCCGACCTTAAAGCCTTGGAGAACGGAGGCAGTAAGTGGCACTGGCCGCATACACACCCCGAAGAGTTTAGAACGCTATACAAGTACTGTATTCAAGACGTAATCGCTATGCGGGAGTTATACCTCAAACTCCCGATGCACGTCACAGAAGAGGAGGACCAACGGCCTCACTTCCTCGATTGTATAGATATGAATCGCAGAGGTTTACATATCGATATCGACACCGTTCACCATATACAAAAGACGTTAACGGTTTTTAAGGAGTCCCGAAACAAGCAGCTGATCGAACTGACCGAAGGGGAAATAACTCGGCCGACGCAACGAGAGCGAATCAGACTCGCTGCTTCAAAGTTATTAGCATATAACATCCCGAACATGCAGGGACAGTACCTCGAAGAAGATTTAATACCGAGGATAAAGAAATCAAACAGCGACGCGGCAAAGAAAGCTTTAACACTTTTAGAGGTATACCTTGATTGTGGTAACACTTCGGTCGCTAAATACGAAGCCATGATCCGCCGAATTTGCGCTGACGGGACTATCAAAAATAATTTCGTTTTCCACGGTACCAGCCCCGGACGCTACGCTTCGCGCGGGGTTCAAGTACAGAATATGCCCCGGCCCGCAAAGTGGTTTGGTGAAACAGACGAGAAGATAGAGCAGCGCATCGAAGACATATGGAACGAAAACTTCGAAACTCTTGATTTCGTTTATGGCGGTTTCTCTAAACTCGCAAGAAGCATGATCCGCTCAGTAATCGTTCCCGGCAAAGGGTACAAATTCTTGTGCGCGGATTTCAAACAAATAGAAGCTCGAGCGGTGCCTTGGCATTGCAACGACCTAAGTACCTTAGAACTCATCAATCAAGGTAACGACCTATATGTCATCGCTGCGGCCGGTATGTACCACGTACCGATCCAGAAGGTAACGAGCTTCATGCGGCAAGCCGGTAAGGTAGCGGTTCTTGCCTGTGGCTTCGAAGGTGGTTGGAGCGCCCTGGTTGGCATGGCCCGCAACTACGGCATTGAATTAACAGAAGAAGACGCACGGGAAATCGTTCGAAGGTTCCGCCATGCGCGTCCTCTCATGGTTGAAGCCTGGTATAGCTTTCTTCGGTGCGCCAAGCTCGCGCTTTCAAACCCCGGAAAGATTTACAAAGTACCGAAATGCCAACCCACGTATTTTCAAAAGCGCGGCGAGCACCTTTTCATGCGCCTGCCCAGCAATCGGGAGCTGGTGTATTGGGGCGCGGACCTCCGAGACTGGCCGCTGCCGTGGGGCGGCACCAAAGTCATGCCAACGTGCATGTGGGTAAATAGTGGGCCAAAGGGAAATCACCGGTGGGAACGTCGCGCCATGCGCGGAGGGCATTTCTTTCAGAACGCCATTCAAGGCGAGTGCAGCGACTTGTTGAAAGACGCGCAATATAAGTTAAAACGCGAAGGCTTCGAACCGGTTCTCACCCTGCACGATGAGCCGCTTGTTCGCGTACCGGATAGCCCTGAGTTCACCATAGAGTTTTTCAAGAAAAAGTTTACCGAGGGTTCTTCCTGGGCGAAGGGCCTCCCCATGGGCGCAGACGTATGGGAAGGCTACCGGTATAAAAAAGTATGAGGTACTACGAATGAAATATTATACCTGCGGTCATAAGGATTACTGCACCGACTATTGGGACAACGAAGTAACAACATACCCGGACTACTGGAACCCTACATTTCAAACGAGATTTGGAAAGGATGGTAACTGTTTCGAGGCATGCGTAGCGTCGCTTTTCCCGGTTAATATCGACCGCATCCCAGACGATGAATGGGCGAACAAAGACGATTGGCATGAAATATTTAGCCGTTGGCTCCTGGAGCGCTTCGGTTATATCAGTTTTTGCCTTGGGATCGAAAACGAAGAGCAACTTTCAACGTTTCAAAATTACTGTACAGAGGGTATAAAGGTACTTTGCTCAATAAATACCTCCCACAGTGCTAACCGACACGCCGTTATCATCAACCACACCGGTCGAATCATTCACGACCCGGAAGGGGCCGCCTACCAGGGAAAACGTATAAGCGTTCAGGACGCGCCAGCTGTCTTCTTGTTCGTCCCGGTTTGTCGCACTGCGTACAAGGTGACGGCATGAAATTTATAAGGATGTGGGCTTGGTATCTGTTCAAGATCCGGCCCAAGATACGCGTGGTAACGAGGACACCGGGCCAACGCCGGATATTGTACCGTATGGCGAGGATGAAATTTACCAAGAGAACCGATACGCCACAAACATGAGGAGTACGCAATGTCTTTCATCCCCAAAAAACTCCAGAAAAAACTCCGAGATAAGAAATCTGAAGTAACAGAAAAATCTATCGAGGATTACCTTATCGAACGAGTGCAAGCGCTTCACGGCGTTTGCTGGAAGCTTATCGGTTTCAGCTTCAACGGGTTTCCTGATAGAACCGTTATGCTCCCCGGCGGTCAGGTATTCTTCGTGGAGCTCAAACGTCCCGGAAAGTCTTCACGGCCCGATCAGGAGTACATCCAGAAGAGACTTCGGGAGCTCGGCTTCCGCGTGTGGGTGATCGACTCAAAAGAAAAAATCGACTCAATCGTTAATGATCTACAAAGAGAGCGTGCGAAATGACAATACTAACGTGGAACGGTAGGCCAATAACCGAATTAACTCGAGAAGAACTTATTGACGTGATTAGCGTCTACGCGTCAAGTCCTGCCTACACAACCGGCAATATACCCCGCGCTCCAAGTCCTGAACCGCTTGGCAGTCCCACCCAAGCCTCAGACGTTTCGCGGGATAAAACCGTTAAACGCTTTAAGGTTGGAAAATATTATGAGCATCGTAATGGCCGTGTAATACGCATAGTCGGTGCAACTAAAACACCCTCCCACGGGTGGGCGCTAATCTTTGATGAACACGCGGCGCAGGATTTGCAAATTATAAGTCAGGAGGTCGCTAACATGGCAAATTGGCGAGAAACAACAAAGGAACACTGGTTGTCCGGGTTTTCTGACTAACATGCGTTTAAATCTCGAGCAATATCAAAAAGAAGCGATAACGTTTATGCGGTACCGAGACTACGCTGTTCTTGATGGCGCGATTGGTGCCGGCAAGACCGTTATCGCTTTGTCTTTGATTGACTACTTCGTATCGAACTTTCTTGCATTTAAAGTCTTGATCCTCGCACCCCCTGACGTAGTCAATACGGTTTATGAGCAGGAGGTCCAGAAGTGGGATAAGTTTAAATATCTGACGGTGACGAAGCTTCACGGCCCGAATAAACACGAGAAGATATATAACGACTCCGTAATATACTTAGCTACTTACGACGTAGGTACGTTGACCTGGCTTTTTACTCACGAGCACTGTCCGGAATTCGACATGTTCATTTTTGACGAGAGCCACAACGTCAAAAACTCGTCTAGTAAGCGGTTTAAACTTTTAAAATCTGTAGCGCCGTATTTCAAATATCGGTACCTAATGACCGGAACCCTAATAGGGAACAAGCATGAAGACCTGTGGGCTCAGTATTACCTGGCGGATTTAGGTAAACGCTTGTTCCCCAGTATGAACCGGTTCCGGACTAAATGGTGCTACCAGATAAGCCGCTATAACTGGCGCATACGCAGCAAGCAAGATGCCTACGAAGTTACTCGGCGAGTAGCCGACATAACTTTTGAAATAGATCAATCATTAATAGAACTCCCCGCGATATCGAAAAAGGTTATACCCGTTGAATTACCTTCCGATGTTTTGCACACATACAGAACGATGGAGGCGGACTCTTTCGTCGAGATCGAGGGGACTGTTGTCACCGCAACATCACTTCAGATAAAATTCCAAAAGTGCCAACAGCTGACTTCTGGGTTTATTTATAAACAATTGACCCCGAAGGAAAAAGTCGCGCTAACCGTTCACGATTTCAAAATAAGAAAACTTCGGGAGATCGTCGATAAAGTCGATGAGCCCATCATGGTGGTTGCGAACTTTAAAGAGGAGTTTGCAATGTTGGCTAGGGAGTTTCCTGATATCGTTATGATAAACGGTGATTCGTCTTTAAAGGGCCGAAAAGCCGCCATAGCTGCATGGAATGAGGGCCGCATACCTTTACTCGCGATCCAACCTTTTAGCGCCGGCGAGGGGGTGAATTTGCAGGCGGCTGGGCGGATTCAGATTTGGTACTCATTGTGCTGGTCTTCGCTGAAGTTCCGACAAGTTATCGGGAGGCTCTTCCGGAAAGGCCAAAAACGCGATGTGCTCATTCGGATTTTATCGGTCAAAGGTACCGTAGACGAGCTCATGCTCGAGGCGCTTAAACGCCATGCCAGAACTTCGGTTGAGTTTTCCCGCGTAATCAAACAGTACCGTCGTCGTTACAAGGTTTAGACTGAGCGATACGGACGATCTCTATTTTGATTTCGTCAAATTTCGCCTCTAAACTCTTCAGTGTTGTCTTCAACTCTGATACTATATCGAGAAACGCTTGCCTTCTCTCGTTTTCCTGCTTTTCGTGCTCTCGGAACGTCACCGCCGGGACAAACGCAGGGCCGGATTCCGAGTGCCAGTCGAATAAAGCCTCAAGGGCTTTTACCCGTTTATTCACTGAACTCAGCCTTTCGATAACCGCACCGATAAACACGGCGAGACTCAGTACGGTTATCACTACGGAAATTACTGCGGTTGTCTCCCCGATACTCATCACATCCCCCTGGGTAGTTTAAAACCTAAGTCGTGGACTTTCAAGCTGCAACTGGCTGTCGAATACGCTTCTATCTTTTTTAGCTTATTAACATATTCCCAAGTTCTATGCGATACATCTTCGGTGCTCGATGAGTGCGTGCGGCCACTAAACCACCCGGTAGCTGCGGTAGACCCCGCCGCCCGTGTCTGGTGGTTCGCGTTTGCTGTGGTGTACGCCCATTCGAGGTTTAGTAACGCATAATCAATGATCGACGCGAGCGTCGAAAGGTTTATCGATGTCCAGGTAGTGGCCGGAAATGTACCGTTGGTGTACAAAACTGAAGACTCCTGCCACAATATGCTATCGCCTACGTGGTGAAAATCCCGAAGCGTACTACTTGATAGCCCAAAAACCGGCAGTATGCACAAGCGGTCTGACGTGTCATACCAACCGCCCCGCGCAACGTCATAGGATGGCACTTCGGTGGAGTCATATATGTGTAGTGTTTCATCAAGCTCTCGACTCGACGGGGTGAGCCTGTCGATGTACACGAAAGACCAAGTATTTGTGGCTAAAGACGTTAACGTATACGCTTTATCTACGCCTTTGAAGAACATAGGTCCATATGCCGACAAGTAATACTCCGCCCACCCGTTTAACAGAATACGACCATTAGCCCCGTCGCTCTTAAAACGCATCCGTGGGTGTGGGCGTCTAATAAGCTGATACGACCCATAGATGCTACTCGCGGTGTCGATCACAGGTATTTCGCCCGGTTCCGGCGTATGCACGCCGGGAACTTCGACTTGATATCTGTGCTCGTATGCGGTCTCTCCAACATTGACCGCCAAGGACTTTTTCGCATCACCGACTGATACGCCCGGCAGCAACGAGGTAATCGACGTATAATCCAACCATGTGTAAAGGTTTCCGGCAGTAATGTCATCGGCGGCAACGCTCGATACATGGGCTTTCGCAACAAGATATAGCGCTGAGTTATAGGATACTAAATCGCCAACCCGATAAGACCGGTTTGCCACCCAAGGGCCTCGCCACCACGGCGACGATATCGCTTCACAATAAGTGATCCATACTTGTTGTAATACCCGGATGTTCATATCGAACTTGTTCTCGAAGTTGGGTATGTACTGACGACCACCAAAGCGGTAATCACCTTTTTCTTCGAGGCGCTGTTTCCTGGATATCAGTAGATTTCCGGTGTTCTGAGTACTTAACAATTGTACTGTTCCACCGGTAATGGTCCTCGTAGAGTAGTCTTGCGTCGCAACCGTCTTAGTGAACGTTATATCATAATCCTCATAAAGCCTTAGCGTTACGGCCGTTCCCGTTGTTAAGTCTTCAAACTCGACAAGCAATTGTTGCTTGTCGATTACGGGAAATTCAAACGTATAGTCGCCCACCCCCGAGTACGCTATCGTCTTTTTTGGCCATGCTACCGCAATCATTACATGCCCTCCGGCAAGTCCCAGGACTGCACCTCAATGTACGCCAGGGATGTAGATTGATCCGACCGGATATCCAGCCCGGACGTTGACCCCGCAATAATGAACAGGTCTTCCATAATGCAGGCACTTATCGCCGTAGTTGGTACCGTAGAGGCCATAAAACAACCGGTGGTTGCTGTAGACCCCTTCGGTCGGTAATAATATAGTGCACTGTTCGTCGGGTCTTGTACCCGAATGGCGAACCCTGCGCGCTCGGCTTGCTTCGGCGCTCCACCTATCGAAACTATCGCTGTTGATACCCATCCAGCACCTAACGCTGCATACGCTCGGGCCACCACGCCGTCGTCCCAGGCAACCCGTCGGTCCCCGGCATGCCACCACTTAGTAATATTGTTGGATCCGTCTATCCACAGCATAAACACACATAGATTTCCGGACGCGTCATACCATCCGCCTTTCGCCGCGTCGTACGCCGGGGCTACCGTAGTGTCCAGTATGTCCGCAGCAGTCAATACTCGTGCCGCCGGGGATGCCTTAATGTATATGTAGTGCCAATATGACGGTGCGGAGATCGTCGGTGTAATAGTCAAATCAGACGTAACCCAGGCAGGCCCAAAACCGTAAATGTTATATTCGGCTAGCCCGCCTATTTTGAGCTGCGTAGCGCTCAACCAGGTAAAAAGCCCCCGAGGTGCGGGGCCGCTGTGGGCATAAACTGACTCATAGTCCGAAGCACCCACATTGACAATGGGTACCGAGCCTTTATTTGACGACGTCGGTTTCGGCACGACATGACCAAGCTCGTACCCCGTTTCACCGGCGTTAACCCGTACAGCTTTCAAAGCGTCTCCCGCGCTGATCGCCGGTAGCCCTGCAGCGGTCAAAAGATCCGTTTCGGTTATCACGGCTTCCCATTTTCCCGCAGTCAAATCCGTAGCAAACACCCCGGATGTGTGGACCGCCTTACATGCGTACAGACCGATCTCCGACGGATGAATAACCAAATCACCAACCGTATACGACGTAGCAGTTACCCACCCGCCTTGGAATGTTCGCCCCGTGTACTCCAGCTCGAGCATCATCCGCAATAGCTGGAGCCGCATTACAAATCGATCTTCAACCTTTTGAAATTGCGTAAGGTTTAGCGGTCCGGTCGCTGTAAGATCTACGGACTGACTGAACGGGATCTTTGTTTTGATCTCGAGATGCCCGGTAGTTACCGTAGGGTACGTGGTCGTCACCGACCCTCCCTGATACGACGGCGAATTAAGAGTTACCGAATAATGCGTCGTTTTCGTGAGAAGCGTTCGGACTCCAGCGGTATCGATGTGAGTAACTTCGAGTTCGTCGTCATCAAAGCATTTAAACGAAAACGGATAAACCCCCGCTCCGGTGTACGCAGGCGTATTTAACGGGGTTTCGTCGAGTAAGCTCATTGTTCCACCTCTTGCTGTTCGCGGCGTTCTTCTATTTCAACTTGCGCGTCCCGCGCTTTTTCCTGAATACCGTCGTCATCTTCGCGGTAGAGTATGGCTAGCGCCGCTTGGTTGTAACCGGAAATTATCCCTTGAAGAATGGCCTTCTTCTCCTCCGGAAGGAAATCCTTGTATCGATCATCCAGGATATATTTATCTATCGTCTCTCTTAACGGCGGCATACTCTTTGTTCCGTCACCGAAAGCGCGAAGGTGACGGAGCTTAGCTTTTTGCAACGTGGTAAGCTTCACGAGGCCGTTATAGTCAGAAGGCACATCACCGATACGGACATCGTATTTTCTTAGCTCCTGGGCGGCGGGTGACGCATCCATCTTTGACAGATACACCGGCAACACTAAGCTTGTGGTCGGCTTCCGTAGCTCGTTCCCGAAGATGTCTACCCGTTTGGGTAGATCCTGAGATAACCCCGGTGTGACCGCCACGAACTTATCCATAAATGAGTTGGTCTCTCGAATTTTCGCGTCGTAGAGCTCCTTAATCGTCCGAGTGGCTCCCGGCGCTGCGAGCGTCAAGGCCATGGATTGAAATTCGCGAATTAACATATCCGGCCCAGAAGACTCCAGATCTCGAACCCCCGCCGTCACGTTTGCCAAACGCTCCAAAAAGAATGAATCCGCCATGGCTTCAGCGAAGGCGAGGGTCACGCCGCCAACGGCTTTTTTCGCCGTTTCCGGGCCGTCCAATGAATCCCAATCCGTATATTGTATCAAATTTCGTAAGTTCGCCGCAGAACCCAAAGTCCATCGAATCGGACCCAAGGCCCCATAATTCAACCCCTGATCCATCCCTGGGATCCTCACCGTGTACGGCGGGATTTCTGCTTGGTACTGATAAGGCACCGAACCGGTCAAGGTTTCTTCCGAGGTGTTCATTATCAGATACCCTGCCGTCCCGGAAGCCAGCATTACTTTAGCCGCAGCCCTATCGAATGCCATGCCTCCCTGCCTCAGGCCGCTTATGGTGCTCGGGGCGAGCACGGTTAACGGGCCATCAGCCATAAAACGCTGGGCGATCCTGTGGGGCGTTCTAACAAACAACGTAATAAACCGTAAGTACGGAATTTGGGTTAGCTGGGATAGAACTTTACGCTCTATCAAACTGTTCGGGTTCCATGCTTGCTGGTACGTGTACTTCTCCGCATTCGTGTACGCCTGGACCTTCATTTGTTCCATCGGGGAGTCCACGAAATAATCATACAGGGTTCTCTGCATTTCCCGGTTTTTCGTCAAACTCTTAGCCTTCGCCATTGCCAGCGCCCTATGCGAAGATCGAGCCTCTATGTACTTCAGGTTCGCGTCCGCTTTACCCAACATCTGCGCGGGGCGCTTATTCTCCAGCCACGCAGCCACTTTCTTAATAGGTGATACGTGTCGTAACGCCTCGGGGGACAGCGCCCCAGTATTCCGTAACTGCGCCACCTCGTGCATGCCGGTGAACATGTCCATATTCATAGCGCGCTTCGGGTTGTTTTTTGCCGTCGCGGTCAATAGATCGCCTATAGACTCCAGGTGCCCGTGAATCCTGGCCATGCCGATCTGTAGATGGTCCAACGCCGCAGTCCCATCCAATCTCGCCAACGCGGGAACCGCACTGGTAATCTCCTTTATATCCTGATAAAACAGATTTACCCCGGTATCTGAAAAGTTCTTTATGTGCGTGACCGGGCGGGATAGCGCCGCATCCATATATACCCCGTGCATAAACTCTTCGGCCTTCATGTGCCAGGCTTTAACATCCCAGTTTTTCCTGCGCTCGAGAAGCTTCATTCCGCCGGGGGAGAATAACTTGTTTAGATATTTGTTAACCATCTCCGGTTTGTCAAGTCGAGACAAGTGCCCCGCCAACATTACGGAAGCTTTTGACGAAGGTTTTGGTAAACTATCCTTAGCCCTGGAAAACATCATGAGCCTGATACCCGGCGAATCCGCCGGAGCTTTCGTGTTGACCCGTGCGAACGCTTTAACCGCGTCCACCTTCTTCAGGGCCAGAGTTGACCGCACAGACTCCCGCGCAATGATCAACTTCCAGAACCGCATAAAATCTTGGTTGGCTGAAAACTGCATCGAAGCCACTTCTTCGACCGAGCCGCTTCCAGGCGGTATGTCACGAATACACTGTTTAATCCCTGCGCCCAGGTCACGAAGCAATATCCTATACCCTAAGGCTTCCTCAGGGGCGAGCTTGATCAGTACTTCGTCGCCTATTTCTTGCGCCAGCATATCCTTTTGCTTCCCCAGCATATCGGAAAGCAATTGCTTACTCTTCGGGCCTTTGACTTTTGGGCCTACCTGACTCATCATGTCGGTTGCTTCTTTTATATACCGACCGGCAAGTGCGTCTACGTCTGCGGGGGAGTTGATATCCAGGTACGAGGAGCGGAACTCAAACGGCCGGGTCTTTATATGCCCGTTCAAATCTTTCGCCGCCCTTGTGATGCTTCCGGTGGCGCGCTGTTTAGTAAGCTTATCCGCCTCTTGGAGAAACACGTTCGGAACCGGACGGCGAACAATTTTCGGCTTACCGGTCGCTGAAACTACTGCCGTCCCGTCGGCCCTCGTTATGAGCGCGTCGTAGTTGGACAACGCTCGAACATCCTTCGCCATCAGCTTGCGCTCATAGTTCAGTATGGCCGGGCCGACATCGGTCTTGATAAGTTTATGCAGCTTAGACGCCGCAGTCTTTGACCCTGCATCGGCATAGCCTGCCAGCTGCATAGCGCGATTCCCCCGGAGCTTTACCCCCGGAGGCAGAGAAGCTTGTAAATGCGCCACGCCTTCCTGGAAAGTTTTCCCTGTCATCGCCGTACCGGTAGCCGTTGAACGGCCTGCCGCACGGGTAATCATGCTGCGTAATGGGCCATAGAATAACGCGATGTTAGCCGGGTCCACTATGGTTTCCAAGCCCATTGCCGCAGCTTGTTGCGACTTCGGTCCTAACTCCGGGAAGGATTTCTGAATAACCTTCATGGCGTCCTCGCCGGTTCTCGACTCACCCCACTTAGACGCCCACTCACGGGCGAAAGCCTTTCCCGCCGTGGCCAGGTTTTCCCCGGCCCGACCGATAAAGGACTCTGCGTGACTCGGGTCCGCCGCTGCCGCCATAATTCCTGCACCAAGCGACCCGAAACGTCGGCCGGCAAATGACAGCGCATCCACCATAAACTTCGTTACTCCGAGCTCGTCCAGTACCTCGGAGGCCAGGCCAGTAGGCCCCGGACCCCAATCAGTTTGCAAACCCTCTTCGGGCTGCATACCCTCCGGGAGGCCGTAAACCCCTGGGAGACCAGGCTCTTCTTGCTCCGGAGGTGGACCCGTTGTGGCGCGTTCTTCCGCTGCTCGCTCTTCAGCGACTTCAGATTCTAGGCGGGAGGCTAGATCCTCCCAATGACTTTGGGGTGCTGCGGGCGCGCCGAATGCTACCTCATCAACTTGCGCGTCGGCGTCCTTGTATACTGTGGTGCCCAGATTAAATTCTGCCATGATCTATTTCTCCAACAGCTTATCGAGAGCGCCTTTCTTGCCTTCGGCGGTGTCCCGACGTCTCTTAATTCCGGCTCTGATTTCCTTCTCGTACGCCTCAATGAGTGTGCTCAGGTATTGCTGCCGTTCAGGCGGAATGTCGTTTGCTGCGTCCGCTAAAGCCCTCGCCGCCTGAGCAAGTTCAGACAGGTTCGTGGGCCTGTACATCTCGCCACCTGGGAGCACTATACTCGGATAGTTCCCCGGCTGATCCATGGTCACCCCGTAGCGGCTCAAGATTTCCTGCGCCAGCATGTGTGGAGACTTTTTGTTGTCCGGATCCGTGGTTAAGTCGATTAAGTCTTTACGTGCGTTCGCTTTTATGGTGTTTACATCGGTATTCAAAAATCTCGTCATCTTAGGCGCGGTATCCGAAATGAGCGCCGACATATACCGTTCTGCCGCCGCTATCTCCTCACGGCGGCCTGTCTCGCTTATGCGGTTGTACTCCCGCATAAGTTCTTTCTCATCTGACAAGTTGAGCTGCATATCCCGGATGTCTTCGGCCTCGAGCCCGGTCAGTATGTCCTGCTTCAGTTGCGCCATCTCGAATGGTGACTTACTCGATATGAAATCCCTGCTCTCGTGTTTTGCCTTCTGGCTTTCGTATGTCCCGCGATCCAGAGCTCCGATTTCCACCAACCTTTGTTGCCGCTTCCAATCGACAGGTTTTCCGTCAGCCACTAGACCGAATAATTTTCTGGCGTTTTCATCCTTTTGTTGCGCGCGTACTTGCTGTACGCTCGCCTGCTGCTCATTGTTAAAACGCTCCAAGGCTCTCGCGGCTCTGGCGATGTTCTTATTCATCTTGGTTTGCGCTTCAACAGTCATCAGCGGCTCGCTCAGGTCGTTGAGCGCCATCAAAAGCGGAAACGCTCTGTCCGGACTTTTCGTCACCGCTAAATCTGAATAGTCTGCAATCGCTTTCGCTACCGCAGCGTTTCGCAAGGACTCCGGTCTGTCCGTGAGTGTAGAGCCCCAACCAACGATTTCTTCAATCGCTTTGTCCGGACTCAAACTTTGATCGTCCACCCGCTGCATTAACGCGGCGTATTGCGCCTGTCGCTCCTGGATTTTCGCCTGCTTTTGCCCTTCATGCGCGTGCGACGAGCCCATATTCTTATAATTAGACAACATACCCAATATCGACGGGAGTGCATGACGCTTCATATTGGGCGGCATATCAGTTAACACGTCTTCGACGATACTGTCTAGGTTTTGGAAGTACGCGTTTTTATTGTTCATGGCTTCGAAACCACCGTAAGCCGCAAACCCTGGGGTTTTTCCATCGCCGTAAAACGCGTCTCGGAATCTATCTTCGGTCTGTCTTACAGCCTTCGACGCGTTCAAACGCGCTTGATCGTCCGCCTTTTTATATGCAAGTTCTTTCACCGCTTGCGCCACGTTCCCGACAGCCGCCCACGGGTCCACTACTCCCACGTCGTGAACACGGGAAGGGCCTTGTACTGGTTGGACTCCCTGGCTCATCTGAAGGGTCGGCATTTGAACCCGCACCCCGCTTTGGGGTATCAGCGATGGTGACACACCCCGCGAGCTTCGTGGGCTATCAACTGCAACATTTCTTGGGCTTATTTTGAAGTATGGCATAAATAGTATCCTTATTAACCGAAGTACCCGATCACGCCGGAAGCAAAACTCGATATCCCCCCGAACAAACCGTTCGCCCCTGCGGTGTCTCCTTGGGCTTCTAATGAAGACGCGTCATAATATGCTTGATACAGAATTGAGTCGGACCTGTTGTATGCGTTAAGACGGGTCATCATCGCGTCCATGCCGCCCTGTGTTGTGATGGTGGCTCGGCGAATCCCGGCATTTAACAGAGTTATTTTCGCATTTTCGTTTCCTTCCCACAATATCTGCTTGCGGGCTACTTTGCCTTCCCATCGGGAAGTCGCCGCCGCGTCAAGCGCTTTTTGCGCCGCGTTGTCCGCGTTAAAACGCACTATTAGGTTATCAAGTTCTTCGGCGACTTGCGAATCCAACAGCGCTTGCGCGGGTGTGTCCATGGTGTTCAGTTCAACCCCGTTGTGCGCGTAAGCGACGGTTATGTCGCCTCGCTCCGCCGCCCGTGCTTGATGAAGCAGCTCGATATCCAAATCGGCTTTTTGCCAAATGTCCGCCGCTTCCATTTCAGATAACGCCGCGTTATGCTCCGCCGCGTATGAAACAACCATGGCGTTATACTGCGCCCGATCCCATAGCGTCTTGGCTTCCGCATTGCCCCCCAGCCACGCCATACTGGCATTAAACCCGGATACCGCTGTCTGCATTTGACTGGTCAGTACCCCCGCACGCTCCATACTGTATGCGTTAAATTGCCCGAACTCACGGGTTTGCCTTGCCCGTTGGTAAAGCGAGGACTTCGTGTTCTGCCCCGACATATATTGCGATGCCGCGATAGCGGCAAGAGCTACAAACTGCCACATACTCTACCTCTTACGTATGCACTAAAGTTTCAAGGGAATAACCCAATATCGTAAGCGGGGTTGCGTTCTCCTTGATTATGCTGAACTCGCTTTCCGGGCCACGCCCAATCCGAAATGGGATTGTCACAGGCACCTCGCCCGTGTACAGCGGTGCGGCCGCGTCAGCTACCACCGTATGGTCCCGTAAAATTATCGGCTCATCCTGAACCACACCATTCTCTCGTGTTATCCGCACTCGCGCACCGTCGCCCGAGTTACGAACTGATAGTATGATTTCCCGGTTACTTATCGGTCTATTCCCCACCCCACCCATCACACGGGCATCATCAGGGGGCGTCGGCGTTAACCGTTGTGTAAACGCTAACCCGACATATGCCGTTGTATAACTATCAACCAAATCCGGTACCAGGGTGAGCGTTCCCGAACTGGGAACCGTTAAGTTGGGATACTCTACACCGTCGATAACCGCTGTCACTGTTCTTTCTTTAAGATGCGTCATATTGACTGTTGACGCGCCGGACACCTCATTGTAGCTGTCCAAAACCCTATAATCCAATATATCGCTCGACTCATTAAAGTAGCTCATACGCTCCAGCATGACCCTATAACCCGTTTGGATGTATCGGTATGTCGCCATCCATAGTTCCGTGCCTTTTGTCGCCTTCGGTATGCACTCCACGTCCACCACCGAATCAGGGTATGAACTATTATTTGTTCCTGCCGTATCGTGCGTGTGCCACGCCACAACCCCGTGCTCACCGTATATGGTGGCTGAAACGAACGACCCGTCGCTCAATACTCCCCAAACTATGCTGTATGGTTGCTGCTGGTATGCTAAGGATTTAAACGACAGCGTACTGCCTGTTATGTCATAGGACAAAACTGATAAGTCATTTTCCCGGTAATTACCCGCCTCATACTGGTATGCATACCGAAAAACCCTTTGTCCTTCGGCCTGAACAAATACTATGTCCGAGCCGATTTCAACTTGCTTTACCTCCTTTGACGACACTTGCGATATTTTCGTTGCCGATACCGTATCATACGCCAGGGGGTAGCCTTTTCCGCTTACCCCGTGCTCCGAGCCGAGCGACCCAACAATCAAGCTTTCTTGCGACGAAAGCCATTGCATTTCATCCTTGCGGCCTCCGCCGATGGTTACGGTTACCGCGTCCGAGGCGACCATCGGACTCGATACGCTGAAATCATAGGGAAACCCCGCTCTCGTAAACCATAAAGTTGCCGGATATCCGTAGCTTGAGCCGTAAACAACGCGCTGCTCGTATATCGCGACCTTGGATGGGTATCCGTTCGACACGGTCCAAGTAGCCGGGGGAGCTGTCAGCACTTGATTTTGCAATGTCCATGAATTATGCGCGTTTCGTATGAGCTCCTGCGGCGCGGCATCCGGCAAGGCCAAAAACAGTACATCGTTATACTGCGCATAGTCAAACGTATAAGTATCAAAATAAACTACTGAAGCAACTTGATGAATAAATAGTGGATTACCCGGCGACGCCGGATCTTCGATGAGCCCATCATCAGTGGCAAAAAATACCACCAAGTCACTGGTGGTCGCCCCTTGCATGAATATTATGGTGTATGCTTGCGTTTCCGAATACACGAAGGGCACAAGTCGTATATGAACCCCACCATAACCTGTCACCAGCACGTCTTCGGAAATAGCGTATTGCAGTGCGTTCGACAGATCATATATGAATTTCGTTCCGGGTCTTGTCGTCACAGGCCCGTGTGCCTTGGTGAGCATGTTGTGAATATCGTACGCAGCTTCGTGATATTGTACCAAGTCCTTCCGGGCGTGGAAGTCCCTCGATATCCTACCTTGCGCAAACGATCTTTTATGATATTCCGTACTAACAGTCATTAATTCACCCGGTAATGAACGAATCCGAAGTTGCCGACTCCCGCATTCCAATCCTGTTACGTTGGTTGAGGTCTATAACCAGCGCTCTATTCAACGCTCTGCGGGCCTTGTCGTTAACAATGTGTATGAAATCAAAAGAAGAAGAAGACGTGGGGACTTTGGATAACGCTGGTAACAGCGTGCTGGCCATGTGCCAGGCTGCCGCATCTGCAAACCATATGGGGAACGGGCCGTTCACGGCGGTCTCGGATTGGTACAAAATACTTGCGTCGGCGACATCCGATATAAGCCTGCTTCCGATGATGGTCCATTCCGTGTTATATCGCCCGACGGGTAGCACTTCCCAAACTCTGAGACAGTCCGCCGGGAGTTGGTACACATAAGAACCTAAAGAGCTAGTTTCACCGCTCACCACCGTTAACGCGGCCTCTTTCGACGCAAAGCCCCATTGATGGCTCGCTATTAGCAGTGACACGGTGTCCCTAATCTGGACATCGCACAAACGTGATAACGTGGTGTCCTCAACTGGGGGAAAACCTTCGATCGGGTGCTGCCCCGTACTTGCCAACGCGCTGTTTACGATTTCCAGTAGTGTTCTCATATGCTCCTCCTTAATGCTTATCAAATGGTACGGAGCTGCCTCCGCACCATTAAATAAGAATTACGGTTGGTTATATTACATCGGCATTTTTTTTCCCTTTTCGCTTCGCATCCGACGCCCTGGACGGGGCTTGTTTTTTCCCTACACCCCCGGCACGCCGGAGGCTTAACTCCCGGATCAATGCCACAGGGTCTTCGCCGGGGTCTTTCACACCGTACGCGTCGACGAGGTATTCGCTTACCTTGGCCGTGGGGAATGCGCCCTCGTCAAGTAACTCCTGAAGCGCTTCTTCGGAAAGCCCCGCGATATCAAGACTCTCAGCGTCTACACCGTGCCAACCCTTGACAGCTGCGGGTGACACCGGGTGGACAATGTGGTCCCAGCTCTTCTGCGGCGTAAGCGGCTTACTGAGAAGGAGCGTTTCCCCTTTTGAAATGAACTGTTCACGGCGACCTTCATAGATGGCCACGTACGCGTTCTGTAGTACAACATATTTGAACTTTTGCATCGCGTCCTCCTTAAACTGCGGTCTGAAGGCCGCTTACAATTCCCCCGGTAATCGTACCGGCTGACGGTGACCCGCCAAGCACCATTCGGAAATACCTGTCAAGGTGTTTGGAATTGATATGGCACCAGAAACCGGCATTAAGCTGCGCAGGAGTCATGGTGTGTAACTCTCGCTGAGCGTGGCCGCTACCAGATGTTGCGGATGTTTCGATGGCGATAGTGACGTTACCCGCAGCCGCGATTCCTGCGCCTTCCACGTAGAGCATCCGCTGATTTCCGGTCCTTCCGGGGTCCGGCCCGAGGTCGAACTCTGTTGAGTTGGGCGAGGAATACGCCTGAGCGTCGTACATCATGGGATAGTCGAATTTCATTTTGTCCTCCTGATAACGACTAGAGCCGGCGGTCCGGCTCTAATCCTGAGTTTTAATTAGGTCAACACAGCTTCGGTGTTCACGATTGAATCATGCGTTCGGATGGGGATACCTCGGAACGACAAGACCTCTTCGCCAAACACCGATTTCACCGGCCAGAACACATTCGTTTTGGCCGCGGCCACTATGTCGAGCAACGTCCGTGTAGTTCTGTTGCAGTAGAACACCGGCCTGCACTTGGAAAGGGACGGAATCGCATTCACAGCTTGAATAAGCTTGGTGTAGTCGAAGGTGGAAGCGGTTGATTCGATGTTCGCAATTCTCACGATATACCGCCAGTCTTTAACCGCGAAACCCCAATCCTGAAGATACTGTGTGGCGTACGCCCAGTATGTTTTTTGCGTGGCATCTGTCACTTGTATCTTCCCTTTGTCCCGGACAACGAGGCCCGCAGCGGTGTTTCTGGGGTAAAGCCCGAACACCGTTCTTGGCCCCCAGCCTATCAGATACATTGATGTCTGAATATTTGCGGTGGTACCCCCCGCATTCAACACTTGGTTCAGATAGTTATTGGCCGTCGGCTTTCCTGTCGGCGTTCCCAATACGTCGTACCGGGGCGCGATGCCGAGCGGTTGATCCGGATTGACCGCTGTGTCGGAGTAGATTATATCGGTACCCCATTTCTGAGCAAAGCCCTCCATGAAGTCCATATTCTCCGAGGCGATAACGGCCTTAGGATCGTCCAACGGATCGACAACCAGTTCATCGATCCGGCACATGTCTTCGAGGTGCCCACAAGACTCCTCTACTTGGGTTTTTTGCCCTTTTGACGGCTCCACTCCGGTGTATATCCGGCGGTAAGTCGGAGTCGGTAGCGCCTGATCAAGTGTCATCAGGTGCGTATCTATCCGGTTTGTTGGAATCATCGGCATGTCTTCCAACATGGGCAGCTCTTGGGTCAGTATACGCCCGAAAGTTGCCGGTCGGATCTTGCCGGTCGGATCCTGCATGCGCAGGACATCATTTAGGTTGGGGTATTCCACAGCCATTTGTAGTCCTCCTAGTCTTTGTTAACTTCAATTAGGTCGGTTAAAACCTGTTCTACGGGCAGATCCCACCCACTCTTTGTTTCGGGCGTTTTTTCTCTCCGGCTACGGCTCGCCTTGCCCTCAGCATTTAGCGCCGTCCCGACGTGAAACATTAAACTGATAAGCCGGGGGTCGCTATTCAGCCCGGCGCTTTTTATCATATCCGTAACCGCGTTTTTCGAAACTGCATCCACGGCTCGAATCGCGTTTTTAGCGATGCCCAAGTGTGTATCGAAGTTTTGCCCCCAGTCCGTCTGGAGTTTTCGCATCCCCTCCGCCATCTGCTGCTTTTGCTGCTCGGCGGCTGCGGCTGACATATCCGTCACCAACTGCAATCCCGCGTTTAACGCGTCTTGCGTGAGGTTGTGTTCTTTAGCGTATGCCGTTATCGCCTCGGCATTGGCCGAGAAAGCCTCGGGGATCTCATAAACGTCCGGCACATCGTCCTTCGGTGCATCGTCCTTCGGCTCACCATCCTTCGGTGCATCGTCCTTCGGCTCACCATCCTTCGGCTCACCATCCTTCGGTGCATCGTCTTGCGCCAAAAGATCCACGTCGGGTTCTGTTGCGTCTTGCGCCAAAAGATCCACGTCGGGTTCTGCTGCGCCCGGTTCCTGTGCGGCTTGCCCCTCTGGTTCACCGTGCGGGTACTTAGTCCAACCTATTTTCATCGCGTTCCTCCTTATATCTCTCCAAAAACTTTGAATACAGTTTGCCGTCAACGGAGTCCAACCTCGATATTACGTGGAGTCCGACGCGCCGGAACCCTTCGGCCATGTCCACCTCACGAGGAGTTGCTTCCGGGCGCGGCGCTCGATAAACCCCACACACCTCTAAAATATCCTCGATAACCGCGTACACATTGGGGTCGTTAACCGCTAACCCATAGGCACGTTTTAGCACTTTTTCTCGTTTTTCCTTGCGCGCCGCTTCTTGTTTGACCCGTTCTTGAATTTTATCTCTGCGCGCCGCTTCTTGTTTGATCCGTTCTTGAATTCTATCACTGCTGCCCACGTACTTCACCCCCTACCTTCGCTGCGGCGATTGCCGCCTTTGACGCTGAGTCTCTTGTTTGGTTTTGGACTTCCGCAGCTCTGAGCGCCTTTTCTTCTTGGGCCTGCGCCTGCGCCATCTCGGCCCTGTCCTTTCTGATTTGCTGTACTTGCTCCACAGCCCGCCACATTTTTATTGGCGCGCCTATCATGAGCCCGGCGGATCGGATGGTTTCGTCCGCGTCCAAATTGTCAACTACCTCAGGACTTAGTGGTGCCATCTCTTTCATTAACGTTATGGTCCGCATTATCGGCTGAACCGCAATCAAGTTCTGCGCTTTTGCAAGCGGTGATATGAGCGATATCTGATACGCCGCGTTGTCCCCTGTTATCGTGTCCGGTGGTTGTTCGACCAGGGGAAACCCGGTCTCAAACCTTCGAAGGATTATGTTGAACGCCCGTATTACCAGCGGGGCCAACAACTGCGAGTACGCCCGAGTAGTCATAGGCCCCAATTTCAGCCACTTGTCGCTCTCAATCATTTCGATCTCACCATTACGCAGTGGTGACGCGTTGGGGGATCGGCGCTCCGTAAGTAACAAGTCGTTGAAGAACTTCAGCCCTATTCGATTTTCCAAGCTCTGAATTATGTTCAGGGTAGACGTCTCATCCAACAACTCGTCATACAGCATACTGATCTTATCCGCGCCCGGCATGAGACTGGATCGTGCCGTCTCTCCTCCTGGTAGGTTATTTACCCTACCGTAAAGCTCTGTCGGGACTGTGTAAGGTGGGTCCGCCTTCCGGTGGACGGTGATCATGACCGCACGTTCCATTTCCTGAATACGCTTAACGAATTGTAGCGCCTTTATCCCTGGCCCGGTTCCCCACACGGTACCGGCTGACGGTTCGAAAACAAGTACGAAATATGGAAACTCATAATACCGATCTTCGGCTATTACATGGGGTCCGTCACTCGTCGTGGTGTCCGGATTCGGATCGTATAACAAACTTACTACCGGCTTTTTCCCCTCATCGTAAAATGTGTGTTGTATCAATGCTATGGTGGTATTCGCCACTTTTGACGCTGGATCTTCGGCGGCTTCGGCGATTCTTTCCCCTGCGGCTTTTTCCCCATATTCTTCAACGATCTGTACCGGTGTTTTGAATATCACCTTAAAGAAGTCAGACAGATTATCGTTGAAATCCTTGCGGAACAGGTACGTACCCATGGGCACCTTACTGAAAGTAAACGCCTTGGTGGGGTCGGTCTCTGTAGCCTCTTGATAAAAAGCCGCTGTACAGTACGCGCCTAATTCTTCGAAGAACTCTTCTATCGCGGTATAAAAATTTGACTCGTTAAACTGTGCCAGGGTTTCCTTGACGAGTTCCTCGAGCCAGTTGGTTGACTCTTTATCCAACCTGGTCTCCTTGGCGGAGAACTCCGAGGCGAACCAAGGCATATTTGCCGGGACCAACGTCCCACAGATTAATGCCACAAAAACTCTCAATGCGTCGGACGCCGTGTCGTTGTTGACATCCGTAGCCGCCAGCTTCAAGTTTACACTTGTTGTATCCTCAAGCCACGTAGCTTCAAGGTTTCTTCCTGGAAGTATGTATTGGTTCACCTCGGATATGTCGGGTTTTACCAGCTCGTATTCATCCCGGAGCGTCCTGAATAATCTATAACTGTCCTCGGGTTTCATCATTAATCCTCTTCGGGCTCCAGTAACGACTCCCCGCTAATTACTTGAGGTTTCGTGCTTAAAAGCGAAACGTTTGTTCGAAGCGTGGTCGATAGCGCCCGCTTGTCACGAGCGTTTTTCTCCCTATCCGCTTCGAGCCTCGCACGTATCTTCGCCCTTTCCGCTTCCGGGTCAAAGGGTTTTCTCGGTTTGGTATGAGGCGGGGGTACGTATTCGGGAACCGCCTGTTGCGCCATCATTTGCTGCACCATCATTGACATGTTATTCTGCATTTGCATTAACATGGCCTGAATTCCCGCCATACCATAGTCGGAGCTGTACAGCGCATCTTGCCGTTTTTTCGCCTCCTCCATAAGTTTTATTACGCCGAAATCTGTTGCCATACGCCTACCTCCCGGCTCCGCCCAATAACGAATTTACAGCTTTACTACCGCCTAACAAACTCCAATCTCCCTTAAACCAGTCATCCATAGGGGGAGCTACTCCAGGCATAAGCCCAGGGGGTAACTTTGTGGTGCTTGTTGATTTCTTCTTTTGGCCTCTGGTAGTATCTTTGCCTGGCGCTTTAGCCGTTTTTATGCTGGGCTTGTCTCGCGCAGGGGCCACTTGTGCTGCTGGTGTGACCGCTTGTGCTGCTGGTGTGGTTGCTTCAGTAGAAAAAGCGGTGTAGTCAAAACCCTCAAGACCCCGATCCGGCGTCCAGGATACGGGAGCCTGGCCTTGCTCCACAGCAAGTCTTTCTTCGTCCTTCATCTCGGGTCGGCCCCATGTCTGAATAAGCGAGCCGAGTCTCTGCTCATACTCTTTGCCCCAAAATTCTTCGAAGCGTTTTTGGATTCGGGCCTCTCTTTGCTCTTCGGTTACTGCGAATTCGACGCCCCTGAGCCGTGCATTAGACTCCTCGTTTATGAGCTCCTGGTCCACCGTCTCCATGGCGGTTTCTTCGGCTTCCAAGCGGCTCATATATAGGTTATCTATCTCACCATAGCCCGATGCACGCTCTTGGTCACGCCGCGCTTTAGCGGCGGCTTCTTCGGCGGCCTTTTGTGCTTTAGCAAACGCGTTTTGTTGCTCTGCTAATGCTGCGGCCATTTGCTCTTGTTGCATGGCGAGCGTACCTTGAAGCTGCTCCATCGCGGCTGCCTCACTCGCCTGCCGCTCCGCCTGCTGCCGCTCCATATCCTCTATCGGCGGGGTCGCGTCTGGCGTGCCACCTTTCCCTCCACCGCCACCGTGCGGGTATCTCGTATCCGCTACTATCATGGTTTCCACCCTCTTGTTCTTTTCGCGTATCGCATTAAATAGTATGAGAACGGGTTCCTCCCCGACACCAAGTTCTTTTGTACCTCGAACGCTTCGGCATTGGGAACGCCATAGGTTGCTTTGTCCGCTAGACTTATGAAATCCCCACCCGCCGCTCCCGGCTGCCTCGGCTCGAAAAACCTTGTGAGCGGGTCCGCAACAATTGTTGGTTTCTCCTGCGGGGCTATGTCAAACTTACTCCTCGCCATTTCACCATTACCTTATCAAATAGTTTTTCCCTACTGTCAAAACCGCTATCCTCAATTGTTGCTATCTGTTCAAACCCGATATCTTTAACAAAATTAATCGCGCCGGTATTCCTGCTGTGGATCAAACCTATAAGCGTTGAAAGGCGAAATTCTGAAGCCGATATCCATTTCAAGAAATCGACCCCTATTTGGTACGCATCCCCCCGTGGGGTGTGCGGTAAAAATGCGAAGTGAATCTGTGCGGCTTGTCCGGAAAAGTTTTCAAGCCTGGCGACACCAAGAAGTTTCGTTTCCGCCCAAGCACCGATAAGCACTTGAGTCTTATCGACTAGAAAAGTCGTCGCTTGGACTGGGTTTTTGATAAAGCCGTCCGGGAAACATAACCTCCAAGCGGCCCGCGACTGAAACATTTTCGTATAAAACACCAGCAGCGCCACCCGGTTTCCAGCGTTCAGTCTTGAGAAACTAAACTCCTCCAATTTCATTGTGGACCTCCGATAGCATTTTGTCAATCAAAAACTTTCCGATACTTGTTTTTTAAGTGGTTATACATGCTGTATGAACGCTCTTGCCCTTCACGCAATAATATTTCCCGAGCGTCCTGGCGCGATTTATCCCTGTCGGATATCTGGGCTTCAGACGCGTCCACGCCTTCGGCAAATGTCTGTACAAGCGCGTCCGCCTTGTTCGGCGACCCATTTATCATCTGTGAGATTTTCTTCTTGGAGAGAAGACGAATCACCGTTCCGGTATTGTCGCCCATGTCAAGTATTTGATTGGTTATTTCGGTAAGAAACCGTTTATCATCCGGTACCGAAATGCCTGGGAGCGAGAAATATTGCTTAGCCATGTAATACATGAACGCTCTAAAATTGAAGCACGCCGGGGTGGGGCTCGCCGCATTATACTGCACGGCTCTGAGAATGTGGGCTCTAGACCCTAACTTTTTTCGTAACTGGATTATAAGCTGCTCTCCACGTCCGGTATCGACATATACCGCTGTAACCCCCCAGTACTTTATGACCTCGATCATCTTATCCGCGAGTACTTCGTGGTCGGGAATGTTAAAATCCTCGAATGTGTGTACCTTTGGCCCCTGCCGTAAGCATATCGTAGTGGGGTCTCCGGTGATGCCCGCATCGATCCCCATTCGCATAGGATAGTTCCGGTATTTGTCCCGATCAATCGCTCGTCCCATGGCGGGTTGCACCATCCCGGCGGAGATGAGCCGGTCTTCCACTTCGGCGAAGAAGTTGCATTCCATCTCCCTAGCAACAAGTGCTGGGTTATTCTTGTTTTCTTTGTGGTAGTCTTCGAGTTCTTTTTGTGGAATGATGCCGGTTTCCGACGCTTTGAACATTATCGAGCCCCATTCCGGGAACTCATCCGAAAGCCCCCGCATGAAGAAATCGAACAGGATATCAAAGCCCTTAACCGTCCCGATGAACAACCCTTTACCCCCGCAACCCATGAGCGCCGGACGGATGACCTCGTTGAACGCGTAATACGCATCCCTCCATGATGCCAGCTCATCCATGACTATGAAATGCGCGTAGATGCCACGCAGGTCTTCAATTGACTCTTTTTCTGCACCTACTATGAATATTTGGCCGCCCAAGGGGAAATCTATTCTGAGTTCCGTTTCGTGGAAATTGACGTGCCCGGCCCTCTTCGCGTTGCCTAAAATCTGCTTGGCCGGTGCCCACGCATTTCTTTTTCCTTGTTTCAGCGTTTTTGATATGAAATACCCTCGGAAGGGTAAGGAAGCGTCTTGATGGAGGAAAGCCCGTTGAATAATCAGCGCCAACGCGCCTAAAGTTTTCCCCAGTCTTCGGTGGCAGACGGCGGTCAAAAATTGGCACAGGGCCATCAGCTGAAATATCTTTTTCTGCGCGGGTCGAGGGAAAAAGTTCAACTCGATTCTGCTATTGTCTGTTGATTTCATACCATCAAGTCTCCTATGTCATCCTCGATAAACTCTACATCAATGACATCCTGTTTAGCCGTCATCCGGTTCTCATCCCGCTTCACCGCTTCGGCAGTATCGCTTATCAATTTTATGTGTTTGTTTTCTTCAAGGAACTTCTGGGTGAGCCCCGGCCGTACCGTATCAGGGTCCGCCCAACCAATTACCAACATGTTATTGGTTACTGATTGCGCGCCACTGCTGGATGACCTATTCGCGTCTACCGTGTCACAGTATGAACCCAATACGAACTTGGTTATGTTGGCGTTTACTCGACCATCCATCCCCGCCTTCACTATACTATCTTCGATCAGCGTTATGGCTTGTTCTATTAAATACTTCGCTTCGGGGTCCGTATCCTCCTCCCGCATTCTCGCTTTCAGATTTGCGACGCTGGTGCCCAGAAAACTACACAATCCAGGCAGCGTGGGCAGCTCCGCAGACTGCCCCGTATCGCTTTCCTCCAGCAGGCTTAGCGAAGTAAAGTAGTCGTTTATGAGCTGCTGTAACGTCTCAGGTGTTCTGAGAAGCGAAGCAAAATATCCGTACGGTCGTAGCATAAGTAATCCCCTTAATTAAACGTACATTAGAATTTTTTGATTGTCAAAGAAAAATAACTCCGGAAAAAATATAGCTTTAATGAAAAAATATAAAAAATATTTCCGAAGGTCAAAGAAAATTAAACACCGAAAAAATACCGAGATAATGAAAAAATAGAAAAAATGTTTCTGAGGGTGGGAGGCTAGAGCGGCGCGGTCATTTTTCCCACGACCTCCACGGCGGGGCCAAAAATTTTTCTTGTCATACCCCCACCCTACCCCCACTTGACTATTTATAATCCTGTACGCCACGACTAGATTACGCAATTAAGCAGTTATAATGTTTAGCACTTACTCACTTTAGCAGGTCAACAGGTAAGCAGTTAGGCAGTTAGGCAGTTAGGCATAGTAGTTCTCGGCGCATGTGTGTGATGGTGGCACTTCACCCCTTCCGGCCGTCTAACCAACCATTATCGCGCCAGATCTTTAGGACATAAGCAGATCATGCACTATATCCAGCAGTTAGCCCACACGCACGCGGACAACTGTCAAACTGCCAAAACAAACTACATAACTGCAAAGCTCCAAGTGTCTAACTGCACAACTGCAAGTGTATAATTGCTGAATTAGTGTTGGCGTCGCAAAACTCAAAGTTGGCGTCGCAAATCTATTTTTATCTTATTAGATTTGCGGCGACCGTAAGTGTATGTATTTATTAGTCGGCGTCGCAAAACTCAAATTTGGCGTCGCAAATCTATTATTATCCTATTAGATTTGCGGCGACCGGATGTGTTGGATATTACTTCAGATGGTCACTTTTTGAGGGGTCGGCGTCGCAAAATCAGCCCATTTTCAGAAAGAGTTTGGCGCAAAGTTAAAACAAAAATGGATAAATGATTTAAATCATTGATTGTGTTTGTATATCTCCGTTTTTATTATATATCATCTCGGGTAATTTTACCGCGATAATTCCTTTGGTATATCTTCGGTTTTATTAGCTATTATCTCAGGTAATTTTATTGAGATACCTTCATGGTGTATTATCAATAGTTTATCCATATTCTTATCTTCTCCCGCGCGCGAAAGGGTATATATGTATATTATTTTACTATATATACTTTCACGCGCGCGAGAAAAAAATAGGGTAAGTATGTAGAATATATACATAAAGGCATTAAAGTATCAAAGTGTATAATTATCTAAGGATAAAAGTCCGAGATAATGTTATCAACGGCCAAAAACCTTATATATTATCCCCCAAAATTATACCTAGATAACTTATAGTACTATTCAACAGTTACAAACACATCCAAGGAATTCAACCACATGTCCATTTTTGTTTCAATTCCACGCCAAACTCTTTCTGAAAATCGCCCGATTTTGCGACGCCGACCCCCTAAAAACACCACTATCCGAGTCATATCCAACACATCCGGTCGCCGCAAATCTATTTCTATCTTATTAGATTTGCGACGCCGATTTTTGGTTTTGCGACGCCACCTAGTCATATCGTACACTTACGGTCGCCGCAAATCTATTTTTATCTTATTAGATTTGCGACGCCGCCTCAGAGTTTTGCGACGCCGCCCCCTGAAGTAAGCAGTTACGCACATTAGCATTTTACACTTTCTCACTTTTTCACTTGACATCCTCACTCAATCGGCTATCATGTAATTAAGAGAGGGCGAGATGGCCCACCAAGCGCAAAAAGACATTTTGTCACTTTTGCACTTGACATCCTCGCTCAATCGGCTAACGTGTAATTAAGGAGGGCAAACCATGAAAACATATCAAGAGCAAAATTACCCCGTAAGCGTACGAGTGTCTGTAAAGATTTACTGCCCTCTAACCGGCATCAACCGGTGGATCGAGGAGTTTAAAGGTCTCAACCCGGGCCACGCGTTGTGGATGGCGAAACAAAACTACGACCCATCATACCACGTGACTCTCATATCTTCCCAAGTGCTGTAATCCCGGCTTGTTGCTCCCGGACCCTCCGGGGGCGACGACTCGTGATTAACCCGCAAAACCACCAAAACAGGAGGCAGCCATGAAAATCACATGTAACTCTTTTAAGGTTGATGAGGACGCAGGATGTACCAACTGGGTACACACCACCGTTACGATTGAGCGCGGACGCAAAACTCGCGCATACCAATTCGAGAGCCGGCCGAAGCCTGGAAACACTTTTGGCATCCCTTTTTGTGTGGAGATCGGACGCCCGGAAGCAGCCTTGTACGTATCTGACCGGCCACGCTGATCCCGGCTTGTTGCCCTCGGACCATCCGGGGGCGACGACTCGTGATTAACCCAGGAGACGAAGCCATGAAAACGACACTGATAGGAATCCTCGAAGACCTGTACGCACGCGATCACTCGAAAGGGAACTGGAAGGCGCTGCGCCACGCACGGTGCATACAAGACTACGACTTGTTGGCGCACGGGGTCCACCCGACCAGCCGTCACCCGCTCAACCCCGCGCAACCCTGGAGAAGCGATTACATTGAGGCGCATATCGAGGAGCTGATCCAGGAATTTATCAATGAACGACCTGAAGTCGCCAGGTATTATCAGGAGGAAAAATCATGAAAACGACCAAAGCGGAGTACATACGCAGACATCCGAAGGCTAAACTAACCGTCGCGTTGCGGGAAAATAATTGGCCCGAGGATACCGGGATCGAGATCGTCGGAGGGAAACACGCTCCTGACGATAAAAGAAGTAATTTGTACAAAGCCCTGCAAAGGGCCAAAAAAGGCGCGTACGTAGTCGGCGCACGCCGTCAGCGCCGCTCTGAAGGTCTTTGGTACGCCGTAGCCTAATCCCGGCTTGTTGCTCCCGGACCCTCCGGGGGCGACGACTCGTGATTAACATCAAGCAGGAGGACAACGCGTGAAGATTAATAAACGAGAACTGGCGGTATTGCATGCAGCGGACAATCCCCCGGCAGGCGTCAGCACAGTAGGGGATTACATACTGAAGAATTACGTACTAATATCAGAGGGTTGCCTGTACGCATCGAACGGGGCGTCGATTTGGAGGGCGAAGCTCGAAGACGCCAACAACTTTGAGGCGTGCTTGGGCGTGGAAGCGCTTAAAGCTGCCGCAAAGACGATGAGTAAAAAAGAAAAAGCGACGTTAACTTGGGACGGCGAGGAATGCTCGATCAAGACCGATAAAGCGACATTTGCTTGCGAGATATCCAGTCCGACGAGGTACCCAGCAGCGAGAGGATTAATGGAAACCGTCAGCGAAAAACCACTCGAAGCCGTGACCAAGGTCACTGTCGCATTATCGGAGCTGGAAAATGCTTGCAAGATCTTGCGGCAGGCCAACACAAAACGGAAGAGCGATTTAGGGCCTACAAAAATCGAAATCAGAAAAGGCGGTTACGTATTAATATCTTGCGGTAATGTCGAGGGATTAATCGCCGCGTTAGTCAAAACAGGTGTAAGACCATGAAACTTCAAAAAATCACTAAAGAATCCACAGTCATTGAAGCATTACAAGCCTGCCGAGACCTATGGATCATGACAGCGCAGTCAGAAACGCCGAATAAAAAGCCTCGTGGCGTAAGCAAGCTGTATCGCCTAGGATGTCCGGCCTGTGCATATCACGAGTTGCACAGCCCAGAAACGGACTGCTTGGTAACGTGCGTAATGAAAAACGCGTGGCCGGGCGGTTGCTTGCTCGGTGGTGGAGGATCGCTTTTTGTGCGTTGGGCGAGCGTTGGATGGTTCGAGAATAACCGCCGAATAAGAACTGCTGCCTGGCGAATCGCCCATGCGGCACAAGACGAAATATGGAGGCTAAGAGGCCGTGAAATTTGCGCAAATCACTAAAGAATCCACAGTCATTGAGGCATTACAGGCGTGTAGGGACGTTTGGATCGAGATCGCCAGGTCCGAGAATCCGTGGAAAAAACCGGAGAAAGCGCTCAGGGTGTATACAGGGGGTTGTCCGGCTTGCGAATACTTTTTAAACCGGCAGGATGACGGGCGCACGCACTGCCCTGATGTTTGCGTCATGAAGGTCGCATGGCCCGAAGGTTGTTGCAGCAAGAGACCAGAGTCCCCGTATGCTGCTTGGAGGGTACATCGCTATCGAGTCGTAACCCTGGGGCGAGTATATCGCAACCAGCGCAAAATAAGAACCGCTGCCTGGCGAATCGCCCATGCGGCGCAAACAGAAATAGGGAGAAAAAGCCATGGATCATGAACAGATCATTAATGGGGCGTTACGGCAGATGGTTGAGGTCGACGAGGAGTTGTTAGCCCTTTTGGGCAGTATAGCCCACTGGGACCGCCTAGCCCACGGGATAGATACCGACACTTCGGGCGGTAGTTGCGATCTTTGCGAGTTGTTTCTTCAGGAGAGATCGGCTATCGACTGCGACGGTTGTCCTATCCAGCGCGCTACAGGGCTCTCCGGATGTAATGGTACACCGTGGGTGCGTGTCCACAAGGCGCAGTTTCGACTTGCACACCCCCCCGGCATACCAGTCCACGCGAGTGCCGGAAGGCGAGAAATGATTTGTCCGACGCCATCGAACAGGAGGTCGAGTTCCTGATTAGCCTGCTGCCAGAGAACGAGCGTAAGCGGTTCGATCTCGACCGACAGGTATAATAAAAGGAAAAACAGAGTCAACAAAGAGGAATATTCATGGAACGAATGATTCGGCAATGGGCAGATGCTTGGAATATCGATAAACAAGCAACTGAAGACCTCTTGCGTCAGGTACAGGAGTTAGATACCTCGTCGTTTGACAAGATATTTATGACGGAAATACTTAACGAGCTATACGGAATAAGCGGGTTCTGGGGGAGCAAAGCTGAAACGTTACTGCGCGATTGGGCGAAAGAATTGCGCCGAAAAGCAGCGTTCCCGCCCTCTCGGCACGCGAGGTATTACCGTGAGTATTTGGGACCACAAAGGTGAGAATAGAATCGAGGTCGATCACCAATAAAACAGTTCAGCAACGGAAGATGTCCTACCCACAGGATACGTACCGAAGCGGGAGCTTTATAACGTAATGCAGAAGTTTATTTTAGGACTTCGAGAGGAGGACTCGTAAAATGGATGTATCGTTGATAAAACCAAGAAATTCCCACACCGAAGAGGAGCTGGAGGTACTGAGAGAATGCTTCAGAGTGTGGATGATCACCGCGCAGTCCGCCGCGCCGAATGAAAAGCATTCGGAACCGGAGTACGAGTACTATTTTGACTGCCCAGCGTGTAAATGGCAGGGATTTCAAGGAGGGTTCGCGGGTACCGTTATTGGAGCTTGTCCGGAGTGTATCGCGCTACCCTTATGGGGTGGACGTTGGGACCGGGGGTGCGAAGAGCTCGAAACGAGCCTTTATGAGCGGTGGAGGTTAGAGACATTTATCCTCTGGAGGAACCCAGATTTAAGTAAACGAAGGGTACGTTCAAGGGCCTGGGGGATGATAAAAGGTTTTGAAATGCTACTTTACCCGACACATTAGGGTACAATGCATAACAAGAACTAAAGGAGGAAACCATGATTAAAGGGTGGAAAACAAAAACCGCAGCGGTTGCGATGCTGTTGCTGGGCCTCGTCGACATTGCTAATGGCGACGTCGAACAAGGCCTGACCAAAATCTCCGGGGCGCTCGGGGCCTACGGCCTTGGGCACAAAATCGAAAAAAGTTAATCTTAGCTTGTTGCCCGAGATATGGGTACTCGGGCAACGACTTGGGATTAACTCTTACAACAAGGAGGTAGCCAACAGGATGATTAAGTCGCAATATATCAAAGACCACCCAAGGTCCATACTATCGCGGAGACTCGCGGCCAACGATTGGCCGGATGACGCGGAAATCTGGATAATAGTGTCCAGCACAAAAGACCCCAACAATTTTTCAGACGCGCTATGGCACGCGCTGAAGGAGAGTCGTAAAAAGTGCTACACTATTGGTGGGAAAGTCCGGGTCGGCTCCGGAGGCCAGTACCCGAACGGCATAAAAGTGGCACCGGGTATAGGTTACCGGTGCGCCGTATGGATGAAGTGAAACAGGAGAACAACATGTTACGCAGTTTATTAATCTTGATTCTGGCTTCGGCTCTTGGCTTGTTGGCCTACGAGCAGGCGCAAATGCAAAAGGAGCTGACCGTGCAAGGGATCTCACGGCAGCTTTGGCAAAAAAAGGCGGAGCAGCTTCAGCAAATGTTGAACAGTTGTAAAAAGAGCTGTTCCGTGTATGAACCAAGGCCTTTACCGATACCATCGAAAGAGAACGTATAAAGGAGAAAACGATGAAAACTGTATTTATTGAGCCCACCAGAGTTGCAGGCGCGAACGACCCCGGAAGGATAGCCACGCGAACAATCATGCGCCTCGTGCCTGTCGAGGGCGCGACGCGGATTGAAACCCCTGTAGGGTTTTTCCTCGTAAGCGAAACGCCCGAGGAGCTTGAGGCCATGATAGCGAACGCCGAAGATACCGACAATCTGTTGGAAAAAATACTTGAAGCCATATATTGAGGAGAGGACATGAAAAAAGCGTTTATACTACTGCCCAGCTACACGTACCCAGACAAACAGTCGGCTCTCGCAGTCGACGCGATAAACCGGCTCTTTCCGGTTCGCACTACATATCCGGTGCAAACTCGAGTGTATACCGGGGCGGTATACTGCGAGACCGGTTTGAGCGTCCAAGAGCTGCTCACGCGCATTCAGGCGGCCGTCGACGAGGTGAACGCCGACGATGTATCGAAAACGGATATCGAAGCATACGTGGCAGAGCTATCAGCGAAGATAGACCTGTTGAAGAGCTCCTTGGATGAGGGGTTTAATAATGTGGCCGCCAGTGTCGCGGACAGCGCGCCGGGCGGATCTTAAAAGGTGGTCGCAATGTTCCGAATTCAAAGGGTATCGATGTTTCGTCCAACATACGTGGATGAAAAATCGGACGTATACCGCGACTTCCACCAAGCCGTTGAAGCCGCTGTGGACAGCAGCGGTATTGACGGTGAAATGTACGCGGTCTTGCAGCAGATGGGGGGCCGATGGGTGGTCATAATGCACGCAAGGCACCCCGAAGCTGTACGTATTGAACATGACTTTTTCTTAAAAACATTTAATTAGGACACGCATAGTATGAGTAAAATATCATTGTCCGCGAGCGAATATGCGAGAGTCATCGCCGCGCTCAAGGGGAAAGGAGAAGACCAGCTCGTGCGAGAGCTGGAGGATAGGGTCCGTCGCCCGAGTTTGATAAAAGAAGGCCGTAGAGGTCAGCGGCGAGTCATCCGAGAATGGGGTCCGGAGTTGCTGCAAAGCATCACTCCAGTATCAGAGCACTGGGGGTACATTCCGGATATAGATGTCAGATTCAACCCTGACGGATCATGGGAGTATGTCCCGCACGCCAGTCAAGTTCTGGTATTGCAGATCACCAGACGTTTACCGGTCGGCATATTTCCGTCAGTAGACGCGGTAAACGCGTGGATAAGCAAGGTAAAAAACAACACCTACTATACGGACGGGTTCTCGGCAGAAGCTCGAGACCAGTTCATCCGTATCACCAAAGCCTATTTGGTGGATTAAATGAAACGGTTTATGGTGGTACAGGCGCATACAGCGCAAGAGTTGGAAGCTAAGGTAAACAAGCTGATTAGCAGCAATTTCGAACCTGTTGGTGGGGTTGTGGTCATTAAGGGACTATTCAGGTGTACTTACACACAATCAATGTACCGACCGGACGGATGGGCCGGAGGGTTTAGACCTGGAGGTGGTTAACATGATGAACTACAACGATTTTTGGACACGGGTGCTCCGCCGAATCGCTGCGGGGTATTCACCGAACCAAGCGTATTGCGAATACACGTATGTAGAAGGGGACTCGCCAACAAGTAACTGGTCCCCGATGCTCGAAAGTCCGCTAGGTACACCGGTTCAACGACTGTATAGGTGCAGTAATCCTGAACCCTCCAGAAGGGAAATCAGGAGGCGGCGTCGGCTTTTCCAGTGGAAATCCCGTCGCGTTGAACCCGCGTACCCGGCTGAGATGATCCCGCTAAGATCGTGGGCTTGGTACAGGCTCACAGAGCAACCGTGGGTAGCAGGAAGATTGGTAAGACTACGGGTTTGGTACCTGATTGCGGAACAGCCTTGGCGCGCAGGAAGACCAGCGCGAAGAATGGTAAGATTCGTCCAGAGAAACCGGCCTGTTATGGCCAAGTTCCCCCGAAAGTAATTAGCGTAAAAAAGGAGCTAAAATGAGTAAAAAATATTTCATTGGGAGGCTATCTCCCGAGCAATCAGAAATAGAATTGGAGTGGAGACCTTGCCGCGCCGGAACGGTCCAAGCTGCTTGTCGCGCAGCAACAAAAGGGTGTCTTGGGAACTCCGGAGCGCAGTTGTTCGTCGGTGTAAAGGAGGGGGGCAGCCCCATCAAAACACTGGCCAGGCGGGCGGATATCGCGTATGACAAATGGTTTTTTCTGGAATAAAAGAATTGATGACTATAAAGTCCGGAGGACAAAGTGAAAAACTTAAACGGTTTTATACGTGAAGCGCAGCAGGCCACAGCAGAATACGACGGAATGTTCTTGCTTGCTTGCGACAAGTACCCGGATATCGATTGGAGGTTCGCCAAAGCGCTCGGTTTTGTCGAATCGAGACTAAACCCGACGGCGAAATCCCCCATAGGGGCAACGGGCATTATGCAGTTGACCGAACCGACGTATTGGGACATGGAGGATACGAGCGTTCTGTCCAGAGACTTCGAAGCGCGTGCGGTGGACCCGGAAACAAACATTCGGGTCGGATGCAAATACCTGAACTGGTGCGTGGAAAGAGCAAAACACATGACGAAGGAATCACACAAGCAGTTGGATGTCGCCCTCTGTATGTACAACGCAGGGTACGGCAACGTCAGAAGAGCCCTAGACGGCATGCGATTCTACGAGGATAAAACCGGGAGCACATCACGTTTTCAACTTATTGGCGCATTGTGGCTATACAACTCGCGATACCGCGCACTGCTGCCGTATCTGGAGCGGGTGAATATCGCTTACACGGTATTTAAAACTCGGAGGGTCGCGTCATGAGAAAGTCGGTTAGATCACTATATAGTAAAACGGTGCTAGAATTCGAAACGAAGCGCACAACCGGAAGAAGCTATATAGTTAGAGTGGTGTTCCCCCCGGAGCCCGCGAGTCATGGGGAAGGAATACCAGGCTATCGGGAGGTTGGCGAGATAAAACAAACCGGCAGGCAAAGGTGGTCAGCATTTCGTCCAGGGTATGCGGTCACCAAAGACCCTTGTCGGGATATACTGGCGTTCCACGGACTGTGCGGCAAAGAATACGCCGCACACTTGTTACTGAAATTAGCCGGGTACGAGGTACTATAATGAATTATGAGTTATATTGCTGCATTAAATGCCGTCAAGGCCGTCAAGGCACCAAGCGTTTAAATATTTCGGGCGCGAATCTCTCAGGGGCCAATCTCCGGGGGGTCAGTCTCCGAAGGACCAATCTCTCAGGGGCCGAGCTCCGACGGGCCAATCTCTCAGGGGCCGATCTCCGATGGTCCGATCTCCGAATGGCAGATCTCTCCGGGGCAGATCTCTCCGGGGCCAGTCTCCGATGGGCGGATCTCTCCGGGGCAGATCTCTCCGGAGCGGATATATTAAATGCAGATTTATCGGACGCGGCGCTTTTTGGAACTAATCTCTCAGGGGTAGATCTGTTAACAGCAGATCTATAAATCGAGGAACCGAAGGAGTGGTAAAATGATAACGAAGATATACGCGCCAGGGGGAATTCCGGATGTATGGTTCATGGCGCTGTACCATTTGGTGCAAAATAACCGACGGTATCGAGTTGACTTAGGGTCATTCGAATGTCAGGACCGCATTGAGATTCCGGACTTCGTAGTCCTGGAAGTCCACAATGCGTATCAAGAGCCCTGGGATTTAATGCGCCCGATAATTCCCAAAGGCCTTGGGATTCCAGACCCGGTTGGAGAGGGATACATAGAAGAATACATCCAAAAAGTGGTCTTGGGGAATACGAAAGCGCCCAACGAGGACTACACCTATGGGCAGCGTATTGACAACCAGATCGAGCAGTGTTCCCAGAAGCTTAAAGCATCGCCAGGGACAAACCACGCTGTGATACAGATCGCCGCGCCGGGAGACTTATCGCTGCATGATCCCCCATGCCTTAGACATGTAGATATGAAAGTAATGGACGGAGAATTGATCATGTACCCGTACTTCCGCTCTTGGGAATTATGGGCGGGGCTCCCCGCGAATTTGGCCGCGATAGCCATAATCCAAGAAATGCTTTGTAACGAAATCGGTGTCGAGCGTGGGCCGATCATAGCGTCCACGAAATCACTGCACATTTACGACTACGCCATGCCACTCGCGCTATTGCGTTGTGCGGGCGCGAGCAAGGTAAAAGGAGACAAGGATGAGTAAAGACAACGGCATAAAATTCGTGGAGTTCGGACCAGAAGATCGCTACGAAATTAAACTGAGGAACAAGCAACCCGAGGTATCGTACAGGCGGTTAACCCCCGCAGAGCGCTACAGAAGAATTTTCACCGCCCAGTATAACGAGTACGACGCGGTCGTGCGGTACATGGAGAACGGGGGCATGGAGACCCTCGAAGGCGTTCCGCTGACCGGTCGCGCATTGATGTTCCTTGCGGCGCTCAGAAGAAGAGAGGATATCGTCAATAAATTGCGATGGGCTCCGAAGGATGTATTCGTGTCCGATGGATGTACCTTGTTTCCGGATCGAGTTTTTGACTCGGATCTCCACGAGGCGTGCTTCTGGCACGATGTTGGGTACTGGCTCGGCCCGAAGCCTGGGACGAGCAAATACTTCGCTCGGCTTATGGTGGACCTGAGGCTTTGGAGGGATGTAAACAAAGTCGACGGGTGGCTTTTGGCCACTACGATGTATCTTGGCGTACGGTCCGCCGGGTGGGCGTTTTTCGGTTGGGGGCATAACGGCAAGCTTACCAGAACCAAGGAGGGGGCATGAAATTTTATTGGAATAAGGAGTTAAAAGGCCAGATGCACAAAGGTCCATTTTTGTTAGAAGTTCCTAAGAGGTCACCGAGGAAACCAAGAATCATACTTAACCACTTAGAGTATTTTTACCTTTATGGGATTTCAATATGCGGAAATTTTATAGGTTATATCAGGAAACCAGGCGGTAGAGCAATCTAACGCCGATGATCAGGAGCGGATTGTTATGCAAACTTCTTATTTTGCTAAGTATAAACACCCCGATGGCGTTAATATAGCGATTAAACCCGCGCCAGGCTTCAGCGGGCCTTCCTACCCCGCGCTATACCCGAAATGGTCTTTCTTGAAAAAGTATAAAGACGACGGCGACGAATACGCCTACACCCTAGCATACCATGAACAAGTGTTAGGGAATTTAGACCCGCAAGAGGTGTGGAATGACTTAAAAGATCACACTTTACTTTGTTGGGAGAAATCGGGTAAATTTTGCCACAGAAGGATAGTGGCTGATTGGTTGAAAAAGACTATCGGTGCAAACGTGCCCGAAGTTGCATAATCGCGGTGGATAACCGGTAGTAGCAACACGAATTGGAGGATATCATGAAAACATACATAAAAGTGACAGTTCCGGGGTGCGCAGAAGGGTACATCGACACCCCGGAAAATGCGAAAAAAATCCTGGACGAAATGGTCAGGAACTTTGAGTATGCCGGAGATGATACAGAGGGCTACCAATTCGTCCCCATCGAGATGGAAGAGGAAGAATTTGAAAACCTGCCGGACTTTCAAGGTTTCTAACACCAAATTACCAAGAAGATTGGAGGAGATCATGAATGAGGAGCAAGTAAAGGCAGGTAAAAAACTAAAATCGGCACTGCTGTCGTGTGTAAAAGCTGGGTTGGTGGTACACGCTTTTACAGACGTAGGATTCTATGTTTTACCGTTATCGGTGTTGGAAGCTGACATTAATCATGAGAGCGACCGTAACCCGCACAAGTTCCACAGCGAAAACGGCATGAACTGTTCGCCGACTAACGTCGATTTTCGGTGGTCTACTGGTGCAGGCGTGTGAGCATCAAGCTTCTCAGAGTTAACTCGCTTGACTTGAGACGCAGGAACCCATAACCGGAGGAGATAGAATGGACTGTTTGTTTAAGAGAGATTGTATGGGGCATCCAGAAGCTGTGCCACAAACAACTAAACAGGCGCACGGACCCCCGTCGAACTCTAACGGTTTGTTGGAGCTAGATGAGTTTGAGCTTATAGATAAACTGGCAACAATACTTGGCATCGCAGGACCAGAAAGCCAGGAAGCGCGTAATACGTCGGCCGTTTACCAAAGACAGGTTTTGCGGCGGGCAATTTTTGCTATTGAACAGGCTTGGCAGAAATAAAAACCCACAGATGCTACATCAGCCACCAGGCCTTGAGCAGGTGGCTGGTATTTTACCAAGTCCAAGATTGTTTGTTAAAGCCTTCGAGGTCGGGGTCGTTCACCAGTTTGTAAACCCGCTCCAAGGCAGTGGTAGGCGGTGTTGCATCCTGGTATACACCACTCGGGTTTGAGTTACTCCCACTAACGTTAAACGTCGGTGTCAAGGCGGTAAAATTGGCCCGGTTGTTGTACGCATCCAGGACAAGCTGATCGACAACCGACTGAGAAAGTTCGTTGTCGGCGACGAGATACTCACTCAATGCTGAGGAGCCGAGGGCAATCCGGGGGATAGTGTTAAAATTATTAT